ATGGGTGGTGAACTGAACAAGGTTGGACCTACCGCTCTTCCGAAACGGCCAGCACGAAGCTGCCCTGCCCAGCCCACCATAATTCAGTTCATTGTCTGCAAATTAGACAAATTCACCATATACAGGTGTGCTCAAGCCGCACATATAAAAAAACCAGCAAAAGCTGGCATCTATGTGCCGGAAGAAACAAAAACGGGGGTCCAATCCCGACACTGGATTTTGCCAGTGCCGTTACAGATTAACGATGTGGAAGATCGGTGTCAAACGTTTAATTCTGTTGCATATGATGTAAAATAAAAGGCCTTGATTGATAAGTAATATTGTTATGTCGGACTTAAACATCTCAGCACAAAAAATGTATAGAAAAAGGGATATTCTTCTGGGCTTGGTTATTGCAGCGATTATCGTATTCTGGTTCTCAGATGAAAAAAAGCTATCCCCTCCTCCAAAAAAAGAAGAAGCTTATACGGGCAAACTATTACACACCGAATCATTGCTAACAAAAGAATACGTAAAGAGTGCCCAATTAGATGAATCTCTCTCTAAAAAAGAAGAAGAGGTCAACATACTATTAAACAAGTTGGACCAAGCACTTAGTAGAATAGAGGTGCTGGAGACAGAGATGGATAATAAGAATTTCAATATAAAAGCACTTGAAACTCAGTTAAAAATGAGACTTGAAGATTTGCAACATATGGTTAAAGCCACTAAGTTGCACTCTACCATAGATCAATCAGTCATTCTGAAATCAGAATATCAGCCTAACTCTGGAGGCAATAATGACGCTAAATAGACTTCCTCCTCCAGTTACTATCGTGCTATCAACTTTAGCTTGGTTGTTGCTTGCGTCTGCTACAGGAATCTGGGTACCACATGACTCTAAATCCTATTCCAGTTTAATGACATTGGTTGGTACATCTGCATCTGTTTATGCCCTTATTTTTTCAGCATACCAACACATCTCTGCTTCTAAAAACACAAACAATGAATCACATGCCAATAGAAAAGACCTAGCCATAGAAACTATCAAAAGTGCTATGTTTCCAATTGCCCTAATACTATTGTTTACAGCCGCAGTTGTTTTATTAGTAAGCGCTAAAGAAAACAACGCCGATCTAGGTAACAGTATTTTACGTAAGGTGGTGATGTTAGAACGAGACGCCGCTTGGTCGACGGCTTACGGTACGTGGTTAGCGGCACTTGGTACCATATCTACTTTGTTCTTTGTTATTTACCAAAACCATCAATTAAGATTAGAGCAAAAACAAGAGAGAAGAGAACGACTACTTCATGAAAGTGAACAACAAAAAATGTGGGAACAGCAGCAAGCCGTTTTTAGTATTCAACTTTACGAAACACACTATGAAAGGTTTGAGCAGCTCTTGAATAATATTGTTATGGAACATGGAGGGGTATATCGATTTAGAAGTCCAACACAACTATACAAGAATCTCTTCCCAGAACATTCCATGGCAAAAGGCGTCATTCTCAAAAAAAGACCAAACGGCTTTTTACAGATTATTCGCAATAACTTAAAGTCCCTTAGCGATATTTCGAACAAGAGTGAAACTTTTCCCAATTACGATGATAACAGTTTAGCGAAGGAGTATTTGCACAATCTTTCCATGTGCATAGCATGCTATTTGGAGTTGGAATATTCTTCGAAACTCTCGATAGGTGATATCATCGATAAAAACGCGATAGGTAGAGGACCACATAAAATCATCAATGTATTTTCACCTATCGTCGAACGTCACTTATCCGAAATACTAAACCATCTATCGCGTTTTTCAAATGAAGACGAGAACACCGTATATTGGTTCGGCACACGCAATGATAAACTCCAAAGAGCCTTGCTTTCATTTGCATTTTTTTACGAAAGTGGCTCATACATAACTGAACGAGGTCCTCTCTCTGATGATATAACTCTTTTGCTAGAGTGTAGAGATTCTATCTCAAGCTTAAAAGATGAATACGATCTATCGTCTTGGTTAGTAATGAGATTAGATATGTTATTCTCCTCTAGCTACCAAGACTCACACATCTCTGAAAAACTAACCACGCGTGAACTCATCGGCTTATATAGTGATTGTCACCTCGCCCTAACAGAAATAGTCACAGATAAGGACCATCAAGAGCTTAATAAAGGGTTGGCAGCCAGACTAATTGTAAGATTAAAACAACTTGGACAATCACACCCTATTGATAACTTGTACATTAGGGGAGAATCTTGACACATCTTTCACGTTTGTAGCTAGTAGCTATTTGCTAGAATCCCCACATCCAAGTTAAGCTCGGTACCCTTTTCACTCTTGGCTTTATCTACTGTAACTGGCTTATCTGACTTAATCCGGAGTTCGACTTCGGATTTGCTTTTCAAGCTCTGGCTAGTAAGTGGTTGGTAGGCTTGATATTGCTTTGGCGTGGTCAGATTTCCTGACTGGTAAGCATGATATTGTGAACTGGCTGTTTCGCGGCGGTTTGTTGTTTCTTCAGTGGTAATACCGAGTTTGGCGTTTTTATCTTTAATGCCATTGAGCTTGTTGGCGAGGCTATCGACTTGTTTACCTGCCTGCTCGGTTTCTATTTTCCAACCTTCTGGAATTAGTGTATCTGGGAGTTTGTTGATAAGGGCTTTGAACTTATCCCATAACCAGCCTACCTTTTCACCTACCCACTTGATGACCTTATCTAAGCCAACAAACTTATCGACTAAGTAAGTTATGGCGATAATCGCTGCGCCAACCGCTGCCACAATCATCCCAATCGGGTTAGCCATGATCACGGCGTTTAGGCCAATCATCGCAACTTTAAAGATAGCGAGTGCCGCCACAATGCCTTTGAAATTTTGAGTTACCCAGATAAGCCCTTTACCTAAGAAAGCAAAACCTCGATACAGGCCGTCGACGGTTTGAATAAGCTTTTCAATAAACTCGGTGCGCCACTGCGCGTTCTTAAACTTGTCTGAGAAACGGGTAAAGACTTTGGTGACTTTCTCCATCACTGGCGCGAGTGCAGCAAACTTCATTGAACGAACACTTTCCTGAATTTTCTGCAGAGCGTCATTGTATGCTTCTGCCTTTGCAGCGTCTTCAGCGGTTGCCCCTCCTCCAAGGGCATTAAGTTCCTTGCGCGCAGCGGTTAGCCCATGTGTACCTTCGCGGAGCATGATTAACATTTTGCGTCCATCCTGCCCGAACGCAGCATCGGCAAATGCCATCTGCTCTTGAGGTGATTCTAGCTTTGAGAACGCATCAAGCAGCATTTCGTAGGCTTGCTGGGTATCTTCTGCTCCCTGTAAGTCTTTATGGAGTGAGTTCCCGCTTTTCTTAAGGAATGAACCCAGTGCGCCTGTTCCTGTCTCCTGCAATACGCCTAAGCGCTTAGTAAACCTTAGCATAGAGCCAGATAAAGCATCGCTTTCAACACCTGCATGATTGGCTTGGGACTGCATGGCTTGCAGCTCTTCAATTGGCAGGTTCAGGTTACCGGCGACTTTCGCCAGTTTGTCCATCTCTTCTGCGGTGCTGTTTACCTCTGTGACCAATCCAGCCAAGCTGACACCACCCAATAAAGCGGCACCCTTCCCTACCGTGGCAGAGGCAACATTTGGTAAACGTATTGCACCATTGAGCTTTTGAATGGGCTTCATTGCACCCTGTAAGATCGAGTACTTCTTGCTAAGGCGCGCAATCTCTTGGCCGTGCTTCTTGTAACTTCGATTTAACCGATCGCTTTCGCCTTCCAAGTCATACATTTTCACGCCTGTCTGGCTAAGCTGTTTAGCTAGCCGAACCAGGTTGTTCTTGTAGCTCGTTTGCTCTGCGTTGAGCTTATCTAACTTATCCTGCTGTTTGCTGATCTTCTCTGTCAGTGCAGCACTTGGGCGCGTCGTCGATGCCGCTTTAGCTTTGAGTTCGGTGAGCTTTTCATTAGTGGCTGCAATCGCGAGGGCGTTCTTACTTATCGCTTTCTGCGAGCTTTTGAATGATGCGATCATACCTAGCGCAGCGGTGTCATCTGCCTGCGCCTTTTGCACCTTCTTGATGACCTTTGCGTAGTGATCAGATTCGCTAGAGATACCCTTGAGCGGTGCGGATATCTTGTCTTTCATCCCCATCACAACTGACAAATTCATTTTCATGGTGATATCCCTTATTGGTGATGCAAAAAAGAGAGCTTATTCGCTCTCTTTCTGTTCGTGTCTAACTCTGGCTTTTTCCCGAAACAGTAATAAGTCTTCGTAGCTAAGCCGATCCAATTCGCTTGGCTGCCAGCCCAGCACTACTGCTATGTCTGCGTAGTAGTCTTCGACGTGTTCGATTAATGTTTCGTGTTGACGAAAAAAGAGGCGATTTCAGTCAGTACTGGCGCCCAGTTCTCTGGCGCTAAATTGAGCATATCTCGCTCATTCAAGCAGGTGATTCTTGGCACCAGAATCTGCCCTGTTTCGAAATCCATCTCACACACTTTGATGAGATTTAAACCACGCAGGTTGCCCGAGTGCGGTTTGGTGATTTCAAGTTCTTCAATCATCTCGCCATCTTTCTCATGCGGTACTGACAACTTGACCTTTTTCACTTCACTACTGTGTTTAATCGGTGTCGCCATAGCCCAGTTCTTCCTTCAGTTCTTTAAGTTTGGTTTTGCAGCCGCCTTTGTCCGGGTCCAGCTTCATCACCTGTTCATAGAGTTGGTACGCCAGTTCGCGTTCACCTTCTTCGTAACGCCAGTCGCCGACCAAGCGATACATTTTCACTTTCAGTGGTGCATTGGTTGCGAGCTCACCAGATTGCAAATCTTGCACAGCATTGAGCAAGTAACTACGTTCATACTCTTTGTTGGCTTTGTGGGCTTCCAGCGAGTAATTGAATACATAGCCGCAATAGGCAGTCTGGCCGTTCATTTTCCAGTTTTGCGGTGTTTCCAGCCCTGCACCAATGGCATTGCGAAAATCATCATGAATGGTTTCCAGCAGTCCCAAATCGACATGCCACATGAAGAACCACCACAGCACATCAAGATTCGCGTAATTGCCCTGATGCGTTTCAAGCAGGGTTTCGACGGTTGAGCGATACTTCTCGATCAAAGACTCTTTGAATGGGTCTTTTTCCTTTGAGCCCGCCAAAGTTCGAACGTAAGATAAATCTTGTTTGAGCATCAACTGGACTTCTTCCCAGGGCTTACTCAACGCCGATGTTCGATTCGATTGTTCAACCTGCACAACTTTAGGCTTATTGATGAGCGCCTGACGCTTCATGAGTATTGAATACATGGCTCGCTCCTTATTGTGGGATCAGCTCGTAGCCATAGAACATGACTTCCAGCTGCCCTTCCTTCACGGCCAACGTGAGCGGGTCACCCACCCACGCGTCGGTTAAGGTGTAGGTTTTGCCACTGTTCGTTTCGAGCGTGATGTTTTCATCGACAAATTTTTTAATGGCATCTTCATCTGTATTGCTGGCGTGGGCGATGACACACTTGATGGATGGCGCCTCTTCATAAGACTCGCTGTGGCCAAGCACACCATCGTCACCCATAACTGGTTCACGCTTGAGGTTACCGAAGTTGATTTCCGCGCCTTCTTTGATTGGTAAGCGCCCCAATGAACCGGCATTAAGTACCGCGCGGCTAGTAATTGTTGTTCCCATGGCTTACTTCCTGAATTGAATCTTACCTGCAACGATGATCAGTCCATTCACGAACTGCGGTGAATCCTGATAGTTGATGCGTTGCTTGTTGGTTTGGTCGAGCTCGACAATCAAAGACTTTTTGTAGCCATCAAAATCTTGCACGATGCCCTGATATTCCAGCTCCCGATATAATGCGAGCAATTCACTTTTGAACATGCTTGGCGTAACAATGACCTGACCGGGCGCAAACTTGGTACCGTCCTTTGCGACTTTGTGGCGCGCGTATTTACTCAGGATGCGAGAGCGCTGTTTCTGGCGGAAATACATTGCGGTTGCCGGTGTCATGATGTCGAGGTAACTGTTGTCGGCGATACCTGACGCATTCTCGGTATAAGCAGTAACGGGGCGCTCAATCTGCACTTCTTTGCTTGGCGTTACCGTGTAAGTCCCCATTCCTTCATGAAGCAGTAAGTTACGCTCTGCCCAGTCAAATTCCGATTCGGCCGTTGAGTACACGCCACTCAGTTTGAGGGTTTGTAGCGGTCGGCATGGGTCATTGGCCAATGAAGGTGCAATTTGCCCTGCCCAAGCGGCAACGGCTTCTGCATCCGACAACACCTGATTCGATGAATCACCCAAACTATCAATCGACATAAAGCTGATCAGTGGGCAATTGCTTTTCGAACCAAAGGTCACGAGCTCCGAGTGTGTGCCTTTCTTTGGTAGATACGCCAGACCAGGGATTTGATTGAGGGCGTCGTAGCGCTTTTCCAAGAACTCGCCCAAGTCACGAATGGTGGTCTCGTCATTCAATGAACAAATGATGTGGTGATACTGCTTATCGCCCAATGCTGCCAGCGCAGACATGGTGTCATTGCTGGCCACACTCACTGCATACACGGGCATGGTTTCATCCTGCTTTCGGAAGAACTTCACCATTTTAACGATATCTGAGTTGCCAAAATGCTCAGCGGCTTTTGCATCATCCATGCAAAGCTTTACTGTGTTTGCCCCTACCGCGGCACCTTCGACGGCATTGCCGATCACAAGGCAAAGTTGCTGGTCTTCAGCACTGTTAGCCAGGCTGTTATCAATCTCGACATACATGCCCGGAACACGAGCATTGCTCGGCACTTCTGAGAAGCTGATACTCATTCTTCAGTCTCCTGTTTTAGTTGTTTCGCCTTAACTTCAACAACGGATTTATCCTTGACTCGGCGTAGCCAGTAGGTATTTCGCGGTTTCACTTCTCCCGCAGCTTTCAGCGGTCGTCTGGTTTCAGGGTCTCGAACCAGTAAGCCTTTGCTGCTCGGCTTAACCTTAAATGTTCGCATTAGGTTGCATCCTCTAGTGCAAAGTGTTCTGCAGCCATCGCCAACAACTCTTTTTCGAGCTGTGGCGTCCAGCCGATAAACGTACGTTTGGGCATGTGATAACTTCGTTTAGTGATTATTCCGCCCTGCCACTGTCCCACCTTCGAATCGAAGAAGCCGTTTACCCTTGTGGTGAACGAGAGCTGAGCACCTTCATTGTGCTCACGGCCAATGACACCCGCAGAGCCCGTTAGACCAACCTCAAATCCTTTGTCACTCGCTCGTGTTCGTAATGCCTGAGCAAAACCCAGCAGCATGTCTTTGTTGTTGGCTCCATCATCAAGCTGAGTCTTTGGCCTGCGGCTCTGATATGGGTTGTTGTTAATGTCTCGTTGCGCTCTGATTTGCTGCCTAAAGAACTGCCGTGCACGGTTTGCCATTCGGCGGTTTAAGTCATGCTTTTCAGAAGCTTTTACGACCAACGTATCTACTAGTTGAGTTAGTTGCTCTGGGCTTTCCAGCGTTTTCATGGCAAGTCCTTGGTATGGCCAACGAAGTACACCAGTTCGTTCAGTTCATCCGCCTGCGCGGCCGCTTCAAACTCGCTGACACACTCATATCGGGTCCCTTGCTGCTTCCAGTTGCCTTGCTCACTCTCTGCCAGTGAATAGCTTTCTCTCAGGTCGATTTTTATCTTGATGTCACATTTGCCGTCATCGAGCATCTGAGTCGCGAACGTCGGTGCTGGTAAGCCTTTCTCTGTTCGTTCCGGATCATGATTGTTGAGCCAATTCACCAAATGCATAAACAGAATGTGCGGTTTTAGTCTCGCGTTCTGAACAAAAACAATGGCGGTGTATTCCAGCTCATAACCGTCGACTAGTGGCCCTTGACCACAAAACAGAGCACCATCTTCTACCCAGATATCTAAGCTCTTCGAATCTGTAATGTGGCTTATAAACAACTCCGTGAGGCTTTGCAGGGCTTTCATCACACCACCTCAAAGCAGTAGGTTTCGTGACCATGAACAAGCAGGTCGATAGCCTGACGATACTGGACTTCGCAATGCTGCTTTTTATCTGTTAACGCTTCTTGTCGCTGCGCTGCTTCCGCTGTGGCATCTCCACTTAACTGAATGCCGATCAGCTCACTGGCTGTTAAAGCAAACACCGCTTGCTTGTAGAGCGTTACGCCTGCTTCTTCATCTTCAAACTTATCCTTAGAAAGTGCGTTTAGGTCATCGTAAGGCGCCATAACGCACTCCAACTCTTTATGTACTTTGATACGCGACACGCTCGCTTGATGCAGAATGCCTGACTCTATTTCATTGCTCATGAAATGAAACAGAGACTGAAACTCTGCCAGCTTCAACGCCGGATACTTTGCCGTGGCTGGCAGCTCTGAGTCGTAGGTTTCGCTTTTATCACCGACAAATTCCATCATGGTTCCTCGAGAGAAATGCGGGCAGACAAACACTGAACTCTGCTTCTGCCAAGGCTTCACAGATTGAGTGTTAGAGCCCGCATTGAGGGGGTGGTCGTTTAAGGGCTATACCCAGTTTTCGCCAATCTTCAGTTTGACGTTCTTGAATTCCATCGCGGCTGCTTTGCCGATTTCTTCAATGACGTAAGCCATGTTCATCGACTCGAAGTTTTCGATCTGGTCTTTCTCGTCGTTCTTCTTACCCATTGAGCGACGAATCGAACCTTCCTGAATGTAGATAGACAGGTTGTCGTAGCTGGTCACCATAATGCCGGTTGATGGGAAACCCGGAACCTTCACCGCAGGCAGACCGCCGTAAGTCCCGATGACCTGTACTTCCTGAATCTTGCTCTTCTCGCTTGGAGTATTGCCATGCGCTTCGTAGAACTTCGCTTTGTCGTAAGCCAACAAGTCAGAGCCGATAATCGCAATCAGGTTTGAATCGTTTTCGCACGCATCGTGAAGCAGGTTCTTGGTGTTGAGCACCGCTAAATCGAGATTAATGAAGTCACCACCTTCACCGATTCGGATCTCACCGGAATTCGGCACAATTTCGGTGATGTAGCGCTCGGCGTTGTGGTCACGCATCGCCTGAAACCAACCTTTATTGACGTCTTCGCCGTTTGGATTCGAGCTCGCATTGGTGTTCTTCTCTACGCGCTCACCGTACCAACCGATGGTGATTTTGTTAGCGTCAATCTGCTCACGCGTATGAGCTGAGATGATTGAGTTGAATCGCTTGTCGTGCGCCCAGGCATCAAGTTTGTCGTAACGAATAGCGGTATCGAAGTTAGTCTGCTCACACATGTACGGCATCGCGCCCATACCTGAGTAGTCTTTCGGTACACGGCGACCTTCACCGGAAGTATCGGTACGACTGGCAATCATGCCCGTTACACCCAGACCGATGGACTCGCCTTTCTGGTTCTTCACCGGAATGATGTTAATCTTCTTCAGGAACCAGTTGCTCTCTCGCATCTGGCCAATGATTTTCTGAGTGCCGTTCGGCGTGACGTTAAACTTCTGGGTCGCGTCATCCACTTCATTTTGCTCAGCGACTTTCTTCACGTAAGCATTGAGCTTGATTTGCGTTTGTTTCTGCATAGTTTTACCTGTTTCTCTTCGTCAGACTGGCGTTATAGGTACTGCTCTTCTTCGCTGTCCTGACCTGCTAGCTTGCGCGGTGTTTCGTCAGTGATTTCGCTAAGCGTTGTCGTCATCTCTGACATCTGAGTCGACAACTGCTCCACCTGACCTTTGAGTTCATCGAGCTGATTGCTTTGAGGCTCCTCTTGGTCAACCTCTGGCTTTTTCTGCGCGGAAAGGCTTTCGACCAACAGGCCTAAGTTGGTACTGAGTACCTTGTTCTGCTCGATGCTTTGTTTGAGCAGCTCTTCAGTTTCTTTACTCATTTCGCTTTCTTCCTCTTGTTGCGAGAACTGCTCAGGAGACTTTTCACCGCTGAGCCAGCTTTTGAATTTCTGGAATAAGGAGGCATCACTTTCAGGTTCTTCTTGCGAAAGCGCTTGCGGTTCGATGGTAAACTTTGAAAGTACGTGAACCTTGCCATCGTCCTTGCTAGAGAGATGGATCTGAGTTGTACCCAGTGATGCGGGTTTGTCGGTCAGAGCCAGTCCGGTTAAATAGGCTTTCTCAGTGTTAGAAAACTTCTCAATGAACTCACAGGATGTATGAAGCAACTGGCCTTGTTCCGTCATGCGTAGCAAATGGGAGTTAGGTTTAATGACCGCGAACAACTTGTCTTCACGCTTCTCTACCGACAACACCGAACCGAATTTGTAGCTCCAGTCATAGTGCTCTTCATTGATGCGCGCGGTGTACACCTCTGGGTTGTAGGTCTCTGCGATTTCATCAATGATTTTCTGTTCAATAACGCGACCATCAACGGTTGTCCCTGCCTGCAAAATACAAATCGGCTCTGACTGAAACATGTCTAAACTCTCCTGAATTCGATGATTTCAATCTAACGAAAGCCTTCCTCTTTTTGTATTCATCCTGATTCTAGATACCCGATATAGAACTCTCGCAAGCTGAGTAATGGCGGGCTCTGTAGCACTATGCTGGTATGGAGACGAATGCAGTAACCAATCTGAACCAGCCGCTATACACGCCAGCGCAAACTCAAGCGTTTGGTTTGTTCTTACGCCAGCAAAAGCCGGCTGAAATCGCGGATAACATCGGTGTTGCCACCCGAACGGTTCAGCAGTGGGTATCAAAATTTGGCTGGAAGGAAATGCGGGATGATTTGCCCGTAGAGCTCATGCTGCGTCAGAGGATCACGTATCTGATGTGGGTTGACCAAAAACTTGAGTGTCAGGAACGCGAGCTGAAGATGCTACTCGATCAGCACTACAAACGTGTTGAAGCGGACAATAAGCGAAGCAGACCAGGCACATCCGTCGAAGGCAAAAGCTCTAGAGGTCGCAAACCTAACAAAGTTAAGAATGATGTTTCGCAGATCACCAAAGAGATGCTTGATGAATACCGTGAGCGTACTTTCTTTGAGTACCAGAAAGAGATACACGCTCACAAGCTCAATGATGACATCAACGAAACGCGTTTCTATCTGAAGTCGCGCCAGATTGGTCTCACCTTCTATTTTGCTTATGAAGCTTTCGAAGACGCTGTGCTTAATGGTGATAACCAGGTCTTTATCTCTGCGTCGAAAAAACAGGCGTACATCTTTAAAAACTACATCCGTAAGTTTGCTCTTGAGATTGGTGAAGTCGATCTCAAGGGCAAAGATGATATTGAATTGAGTAATGGCGCCAAGCTGGGCTTTATGTCGACCAACGTTTCCACTTCTCAAGGTTTCAACGGTCACATGTATTGGGATGAGGTGTTTTGGATACCCCGCTTCGCTGAGCTGGATGACTACGCAGGCGGCATGTCGATACAAGCTAAGTTCCGCACCACTTACATTTCGACGCCGTCCACGATGGCTCATGAAGCTTATCCGAAATGGGAAGGTAAGAAAGAGCACAGCATTGATATCAGCCACACCGCGCTGAAAGATGGGGCGCTAGGTCCTGATTTTATCTTCAGGCAGATGATCACCGTTGATGATGCGATGAAGAAAGGCGCGACCTTCTTCAACATGGAGAAGCTAAAGCGTAAATATCCGGTTAAGGAAATCTTCGACAACCTACTGCGATGCAAATTCTTGGATGACAGTGCTTCGTTCTTTTCACTAAAAGCTCTTCTCGCCTGCAAAGCGGATTCGTCTCTATGGAAGGAAGTTGACCACAACAAGCCACGCCCCGTCGGTGACGCGGAAGTGTTAGTCGGCTATGACCCAAGAGGTGGTGGTCAAGGAGAAGGCTCAGATGATGCAGGTTTAGTGGTTTCACTTAAGCCAAAAATGAAGGGCGGCGTTTTCCGCTTCATCGAGCGCTTAAGACTCAAAGGTTCAAGCTATGAGCAGCAAGCTGAAGCCATTCGCGGGATCACCGAAAAATACAATGTAGTGCACCTCGCCATCGATACCAGCGGTGTAGGTTCTGCCGTGGCTGAGTTGGTTAGAAAGTTCTATCCGTCTTTGCTCGAACTGAACTACTCACCAGAGGTAAAGCGGATGATGGCCTACAAAGCGCGAGAGATTATCGGCAATGGTCGACTGCAGTTTGACGCCGAATGGGATGACCTGGTGCATTCCTTCCTGATGATTCGCCAGCAGACCACCAACATCAGTAACCAGGTTACGTTTGTCTCTAACCGCAGCAAGATAGGTTCGCATGCTGACCTTGCCTGGGCTTCAATGCACGTGATGTGCTGGGAGCCAATTGATATTAACAATGACGACGATACCACCGTTGAAATTTTCTAAGCCAAAGAGCGGAGAAACGAAGTGATTGAGATTGAATTTTCTAACCCTGTTAGCGTGATGAACAGCGACCTACTAAGTTACCTTGAAACGGCTTTAGTTGATGGCTTGTATGAGCCACCTATTCCATTCGACACCTTGGCCAAAGCGCTGCGCGTTAACCCAATGCACTCGAGCGCGATTGAGTTTAAACGCAATACCCTCGCCTATGCTGTGAACGTTTCGCCAGTATTATCCCGTCGCGACCTTAAGCGGTTTATCCAAGACTTTCTCACCTTTGGCAACGGCTATTTCCAAATTGTTCGCTCACACGCGGGCAAAGGTCCTATCGTTCAGGTGAAACACATTCCCGCTTTGTATATGCGTCGCCGCGAGGACTTGGGTTATACCTACAAGCCAAAAACTTACGAGGACGATGGCAGAGTTGATTTTAAGGAGGGGCAAATCTTTCATCTCTCTGAATACGACGTTGCACAGGAGATCTATGGGTTACCCGGTCACGTAAGTGGGCTCACTTCCATCTGGCTTAATGACGATGCCACTTTGTTCCGCCGCCAGTATTACCGCAACGGCCAGCACGCGGGTTACCTGCTTTATATGAATGAGCCCAGCATGACGAAAAAACAGGAAGACGAAATTAAAACCAAGCTTCAGGCAAAAGAAGGCATGGCGTTTAAGAATATGTTTGTGAATGCACGTGGCAAAGACACTAAGGCACCAGAACTTAAGCCGATTGGCCAAGTAGAAGCAAAGGATTCATTTAAGGAAGTGAAGAACCAAACTATGAATGATGTGCTGGCACTCCACCGCGTTCCTATCGAGCTGATGAGCGTTCGCCGAGAAAGTATTACCTCTCTCGATCTCAACAAGGTTGACTGGCTATTTCATAAGAATGAATTGCTGCCGATGATTGATGCTCTGCAGGAGTTGAATGAGTTTGTGGGGCAACAAGTCATCACCCCAAATGAATATAGATCTTTAGAAGCTTTA